AGAATTGCAGCTAAAAATAGAGAAAGTTCACTTGAGCAATATGGAAGTAGATATGGTGCTTTAGGTGATTCAGATGAATCAATGTCTACTCTTAAACCTACGGTAAAAATTCCACAAGGCGAAGGTGGCGTTGATCTAAGAGGTCAATTAGTTAAAACTCCTACTAATATGTTTGCTCAAGGTGATCCTGAAACAAGTAATATGTTAAGTACTGAAGAGTTTTCTAATTTAGCAAAAGAGAATGAACAAAAATTACTTGCAAGTAATATGTTAAGTGCTGCTCAAGCTAATACATCACCTATAAGTAGGGTTGCTTTACTGAACCAGACAGAGAAGTTGCAGCTAACTGACGATCCTACATTTACTTATCCCGTTATTCCATCTAAAGTAGAACCTGTTTCTACTCCTTCTTTTGTACAGGGCATGACAAACGCAGATAAAGTTGCAGGTACTACACCTGAAAGAAAAGGGCAGATATTTGATAGTGTTCCAACTATGTTTGATTTAAGTGGTTATAGAGAAAGACAAGCACAGAGACAAGCATCCTTTAATGCACAAGTAGATCAAATTAATGAAGGGTTAAAAATATTAGAAGGAACTACACTAAGTTCTGGAGACAAGGAAAAAACAAGTACCAGAAAATTAAAAATAGATGCAAAACAAGGTACAGGTGCTTTTGCTGATAGACAACGAAAAGAAAAAGATAGAGACAAAAGAAGAAAACGCCAAGATGCTAAAAAAGCTGCAGACAAAAGAGTAAAAGATTACAAAGAAGGTAAACAAACTTTTAGAGGACGAGGTGGTAGAGCACAAGGCGGTTTAATGAAGAAAGATTACCCATAACACAACACCCCATTGGCGACCAACTCCCCATCCCGAATGGACTACAGTTGCCCCACAGAGGAGAAAACTAAATGAATGAACAAGTAGAAGAAGTAAAACAAATAGTAAAGAAAGTAGACGTACCTAAAAAAGCATTTATGCATAAGAAAACTGCATATGAAGAAAAAATAGAGCAAGGGGAAAAAGAACTTGAAAAACTTATTGCTGAAAATAAAGGAGAGTCTACTGAACCCTCTCAGGAAGTTGAACCTGAAGTTACAGGGGAAGAGAAAACTTTTAAGAAACGCTATGGTGACTTGCGTAGACACATGCAAGAAAAAGATAAAGATGTTCAAAACCAAATTAACGAACTTAAAAGACAGCTTACTGACGCTACTCAAAAAGAAATTAAACTTCCTAAGTCGGAAGAAGACATAGACGCATGGGTTAGTCAATACCCTGATGTAGCTGCGATTGTTGAGACCATTGCTATAAAGAAAGCAAGAGAACAATCATCTGCATTAGAAGAACGAATGAAAACACTTGACGAGATGCAGTCAAATGTTACACGTGAAAAAGCAGAATCAGCTTTATTAAAGTTTCATCCAGACTTTAATGAAATAAAAGATGAAGATAGTTTTCACGAATGGGCAGACGAACAACCCAAGTGGGTACAGGACGCTCTATACGAAAATGATAATGATGCTCGTTCAGCAGCAAGAGCAATAGACCTTTACAAAGCTGATATGGGTATTACAAGTAAGAATAAAACAAATAATAATGATGCAGCTAAATCTGTAAATACTAAGAGTGGTAGGAATACACCGCAGTCAGATGAAAGCAAATCATATTTAAGGGAATCACAAGTAAACAAAATGACAGAACACCAATACGAAAAAGAAGCTGACAATATTATGGAAGCAATACGTAGTGGTAAGTTTATTTATGATATATCTGGCAATGCTCGTTAAAAAAGTGTTGACAAATAAAGTTTTATAGATATAACTATATATATCTGTATGTGAGGTGTAACCCCAACTGGACAACTTACACCTTACAAATTCACAAACATCAATGAGTTTAAGTACAACCTAATATCTTTTAGCCCATTTAATTTACGTAGGCATACGAATTTTATTTGCACCTTATAAGAATTAGCCACTAAAGTAAATTGTAGTTTGTATCTGTAGAAAGCTAAAAGGAGAAATTAAATGGCTTTTTCAAGTGCTGCAGGATATGGAAACCTACCTAACGGTAATTTCAGTCCTATTATATACAGCAAACAGGTGCAACTTGCATTCCGCAAATCATCTATTGTTTCTGCTGTAACCAACGGTGACTATTTTGGAGAGATTGCTCAAATGGGTGACTCTGTAAAAATCATCAAAGAACCAGAAGTAAGTGTAAAAGCTTACACAAGGGGAACAACCATTGTCGCAGACGACCTAGACGATGAAGAGTTTTCTTTAACCATAGACAAAGCTAACTACTTTGCGTTCAAAGTGGACGACATTGAAGAAGCTCACTCACATGTAAACTTTCAAAGTTTAGCAAGTGACCGTGCAGCTTACAGATTGTCAGACCAGTTTGACCAAGATGTATTAGGCTACATGTGTGGTTTTAAACAATCAGCATTACACGGTACACCAGACACAGTTAACGCAACTGTAAATGGTTCTGTGGCGGTATCAACTGCTGCAACTAACGAACTATTAGCAAGTATGCAGGTAGACGCTGCAGACTTTAATGGTGGTACAGGTGGTAATTCTATTGTTGTTGTTCCACGTGCAGGTGGCGATTCGCTGAATACTACAACAGCTAAAGCTTCACCTATGAGTGTTATTGCTCGTATGTCACGTAAGATGGACCAACAGCATGTTGACACTAATGGACGTTGGTTAATTATTGACCCTGTGTTTGCAGAACTATTGAAGGACGAGGACTCTCGACTTCTTAACGCTGACTTTGGCGGTTCTGGGCTACAGAATGGTTTAATCTTTAATAACATTCATGGCTTTAAAGTCTACATGTCAAGCAATCTACCACAAGTAGGTAATGGTCCAACAGGAGCTACAGCCACAGGTTCAACACATTTTGGTGTAATCTGTTCTGGTCACAGTTCATCTGTTGCGACAGCAGACCAAATCAATAAAACAGAAACTTACAGAGACCCTGATTCGTTTGCTGATATTGTTCGTGGTATGCATCTATACGGCAGAAAAATATTACGTCCTGAGTCTATGACCAGAGCGTTATATGTTTCTAGCATATAAGGGGGAGGATTAAAAAATGGCTACTCTTACAAGTCTTTTACTACCTGCTCATGGAAGCTCACAACGAGGGCGAAGTCCATATATGATACAGAAGACTATTGACCTTACTGCACAGGCTATTGACTGTTCATCAGGTGACATAGTTCAGTGTCTTACACTTCCTGCAAATACACGTATTTTACATGCAGGTGTTCAAGTTGTACTATCTGCTACACAAAATACAGGTACAGATGCAACAGTAACCTTAGGAACTGCTGTTGATGACAACGAGTGGGTTGCAGCGTTTGATATTGACGGTGCAGCAGATGGTGCTTATGCTCCTTCAGCTACACCTGCAGGTGATATTGTTCTTGCTACTGCAGATACACTTGACCTGACTTTTGCAGGTTCTGGTGCAACATTTACAGCAGGTACACTACGTGTTTATGCTGTATTAATGGACATCAGTGACCAAGGCGATGCAGGTCCAACTGAAGTTGACCGTGACGCTCTAGCGTAACTTATTTAAGGGGGCAGGGAAACTTGCCCTCTTACTTACATATAAGGACACAACATGTCTACAACATACTTAGCACTAACAAATGATTTACTACGTAGAATGAATGAAGTAGAGCTTACTGCTTCTAATTTTCCTACGGCAAAAAATGTACAGGCTATTGCTAAAGATTCTATAAATAATTCAATAAGAGAAATACTACAGGATGGACATCAGTTTCCGTTTCTTAAAACTGCACAATCACAAACATTAGCATCAGGTACAGCTACATATGATTTTCCAACAGACATGGCAAGTGTTGATTGGGATACTTTTTATGTAAGTCAATTAACAAGTGCGTTAAACACCGCAAAGTCACTGCCTGTTGTTTCATTTGAAGAATACACACAAAAATATAGGGCATTAGACGATAACGCAGGTACAAGTGGATACAGTGCTCCAAGTATAGTCTATCAAACAGCAGAAGAAAAATTTGGTGTTACACCTATACCTGACGCAGCATACATAGTAGATTATATATACTATAAATTTCCTTCTGATTTAACTTTACAATCTGATACAACTATTATACCTGACAGATTTAGGTACATAGTCGTAGATGGTGCTATGGTATACATGATGCGATTTAGATCTAACGAACAAAGTGCTCAAATACACAATCAAAAGTTTCAAGATGGAATAAAGGTAATGCGTAGGTTACTATTAGATGATATTATTAATGTAAGGTCTACTGTTATTAATAGGTCAAAGTTTTCTTCTAACGCAGTGAGTTTAACAACCTAAT